GAAAGCAGCGGATAATCACCGTCCGATTTTTTGCCGTTTGAATACACATCATCAATAAACACCCTGCCTATATACTTTGCACAATCAGGGCAACCGCCCCGTCTTGAGTTTACCACAACAAGCGAAAGCCCGTACTTAGCTCTTTCTTCGCCCTCGCCTCTTAGATAGGCTCTCTTGTTTGCTGTCTTGATTGCCATATCCGCATAGTCTGAAAGCGTGTGTCTTGCACCGTTCTTGTACTCCACACAATTCAGCCCTGTGTTTAGCATATCCTTACAAGCCATATCAACTGCTTTTTCGTAAGTGCCTGCACCTGTGTTTGCATAGACTTGTGCGTTAAAAATTGCCTTGCGGTACTTATCGTTGCTCATACGCAAAACTGCCGTTTCTGCCCTCTTTAAATCGTCTGTGGTCGATTTTACAAGAGCGTCAAGCTTTCGGTTGTTGACCTTAAAAAACTCGCCTGTGCTCGCTCCTGTGGGCATATGCGGTGTAAAGCCGTTCTTAATAGCCTCGAGGATTTTCACTTCCTGTTCTGCGTTGCCGTCGGCTCTTGCGGTGTGTATCATTTCTTCAATCTTGCTGTTAATGCTCTTGAACTGCTTGCCGAATTTTTGGGCGTTCGTTTTGCGGTACTCCTCAAGCGCCTTTAGTTGTTCAGCCTGCCATTGGGTCCAATTATAGCCCTCTTTGGTTTCCTCGGCTCTGTGTCGGCTGAAATTGCGCATCATACTGTCAATAAGTTCATTTTCGATTTCTTCAAAGGCTTTTCCGATATCATAATCACTCATCTGTCAATCCTGCCAAATCATCGAATGACGAGGTTTCGTCCTCGCTTGCAATGCCCTGTTCTTCTTTTATCCTCTGTACCTCTTCGGCTTTCCAATCGTCCGATTTGCTGTCGCCGTACAGTTCCTCAACAGAGGTTTCAACCGACATCAAACCGCCCTGTCTTGCCTTTGACACGGTTTCAACCTGACTTTCAAACGACGGATTGGCGTACTCACCAAAGTTGACGGATACCTCTATTCCGTCAACAATTCCCTTGCCGTTAAGCTCACTGTCGGCATTCAACACCGCATTTACAAGGCTCTGCATAGCGTTCTCGGTGAGTTCAACAAGGTTCTGTCTTGTATACAGAGTTGTTTTTTCTTTTTCCCTCTGTGCCTCGGCATTATCGAGTTTTTTTGTATCAATACCGAGCGTTGACGGAGAAATAACCCCCTGCAAACAGAGGTCAAGTGCGGTGATGTATGAGCTTAAATAGCTTTCGTGCTGAATCTGCGGACTTTCTGTATAAATCCTGTTGCCGTTGCCGTTTTCGCTTGTGTCTGTGTTTACCTCAATAAATCTATTATCAAACGGGTTCGGCGCCATCGGCTGACAGGTTTCAGCATTGTATGGAATAAGGCAATTAGGTATGTACTGCTTTGGCCTGCAAGCTCTTAAAGCGTCCATCCACTGCGACCACGCCTCATCTAAGCTGTCAAAAGCGTCTGTCTTTGCTCCGATAATGCCCGCACCCCTGCCCTTATGGCACGATTTGCCGTAAATGACAGGTACTGCCCACATATACGAATTGTCAAAAGTCACACCCTGCGAATCAATCCACGAAAGAGCGTCAACAGCGTTTAAATCAACCTCTCTGCCGTTATCGTCATAGAGGGAATATTTTATATAGCCGTAACCGTAAGTTTCTTCAAAGCGATAACAGCGGTGTTTCTGCGTGTAATCGGTGTAGAACTTAATCTCTCGAATTCTGCCACGCACATAAGTAAAGTCGATATTTTCGGCAGAACACCACTCAACAATTGGCACATCTGATACAGCCTTGTCAAAGCTGATTTTTAACGCACCGTCACCAACAATGCAGAGGTCAAGGAGCATTTGCTTTATTACACCTGCGAGTTTGTTTTCTTTCTCTATCTCCGCCCACCGTTCGGCATAAGCTGTCGTATTTTTGCTTGTAACCTCTGTACCGTTGTAGTCTGCAACCACAATATTAGCGAGTGTATCGCAAATGAGAGCAGGCAAGCCTGTGTGGATTTTTCGTATTTTCAGCCCTTTGGTACACTCGGCTGACCAAAAGCGTGTTTTGTCGCTGTCAAGCTGTGTGTAAAGCTGTGAAAGCTGTCTGCTGTTGCCCCAATACCAAATGCGGTTGGTAAAGCATTCAGTTTGATGATTGCTCGTTTCGTCAACGGTTATCGTTCTGTCGGGTGCTTTAGTGATATGTAAAAAATTTCTCAGTCCTGTTCTGATAGTGTCAGCCATTCTGTTTATCAGCCCCATTTATTTCACTTCCAATAATATTTCCAATAATATTTTTAAACGGCAGCCACGCATACTGGCTGCTGTTAATGCAATGGTCGTGACCGTCCTCGGGTGTGTTGTCTTTATCTTCTCGCCAGCTGTAAATTTCAAACTCTGCAATCGTGTTCTTGCAATGCTCAAGAACAAAATAACAGTCAGTAGCAAGCCAGCCGAGAACGAGATTGATACGGTCTATAATCTTCGTCTTTTTCCACGCATTTGTAAAATCATAGATACAGCCATTTTGTCGCTTGTACTTCTGAAACTCGGTAATTGTCGCTTGGTCCGCATTATCAATAAAAGCAGTTCTCGCAAAGCCCCATTCCTCACGGTTGCGGTCAAGAAAATCAATAAAATTTCGTACCGTATCACTCGGTGCAATCGGTGTTTGTAGTTCGGCATTGTTGTACACTCGTTCGTCAAGCTGAATACACTTGCCCTTGTTTGTAATACCGAAAAAGGTCATTGCAATTGTGTCGGGTGACTTCTGCGAATATGCGGTGTCAAGTCCTGCCGTAAACTGAATAAAATGCTCGCTTTTACGGTCGGAGTTTAAAAACCGCTTTGCCAATTCTTTTGTTTTTATGTGCCTTGCCCTCTCAAAGTTTGAGAATACAAGCCCTGTTGCCCTGCCTCGCAAGCCTAAGATTTTGTTTTTATAAAGCTTTGTTCCTTTTGGAGCAGAGGCTTTTTTCTTTTCAACCTGTTCGGGTGTAAGGCTTAAATTATCGGTAAAAGAAAAGAACCAATACCGCCAATCCGGCACAGGTTCTTCGTTAAGCTCCGCCATAATCTCGGGCGGAACATCTTTTGCATATTTCTTAAACGGTCTTGAACGGTTTACAAATTCCTTGTAAACGGGCAAAGACGGGTCATCGGGGTTAAGTGTTGCAAGCAAATAGTCATTACGGGTTGACATCTCTCGGATAAACTCAATGTCGGCGGTGTTTATCTCATCAATATACACACAGCCGAACTGTGCACCGAGTACCATTTCCCACTTATCTCGACTGCTGTAACCGAGAATATAGATAATTTTGCCCTCAAACTTGATATGTGGGAGCTTGTAGTCCTTGTCGCCGTTGCCACAGTAAACTGCGTTACGGTGCAGGTCGAGAATACCGTTATCCTGCTGAATAATCGTTTCTTCGGCTTTACCCGTTGTCTTGGCGGCAATGGCGTGGATCTTCTTTTTACTTTGCGACACCATTCTCATAAACTTTACGCCGGCCCCGACTGTTGTCTTTCCGGAAGCAGTAGTTAAGTACCCTCAAGAAAATCCGCACTTACATTGTTTACGCTGTTGATAAAATCTATATATTTTTGTGACAATGGGAATTTACTCAAAGGCATTTACATCACCTCCAAAAGCTCATAACCAATAGGCTTTGTTGCTCCGTGAAGATAGTTGTATATCGTCTTTTCATTTACCCCTAGCTTTTTGGCGGCTTCTGATTTAGAACCAAAAACACATTGAACTTTGCCGTTAACGATCATTTTCAGCTTCTTCTTACAACGATTTTGTGCTTTGACAATGTTGACTTTACATTCTTCTCGATAATCAGTCTTAGTTCTATATGCGTGTTCACTATTCTCTTGCGGCGTGCACCATTCAAGATTATCAACAACATTGTTTTCTTTGTTTCCGTCAATATGATTAACATATGGTTTGCCCTCAATAGGCGGAAGAAAAGCTTCTGCAACAAGTCTATGAACGTGAACAACTGTAGGTTTTTCATAGGGCACAGTACCCGTTCGTAAATTAACTCTCAGATAGCCGTTGCTTGCCTTACGCTTACTCAGAACATTACCTGAAATATTGTTGCGAACATTTCCGTAATTGCTTACCGAGTATCTTTCAAAACCCTTTAATGTAACTTTCTTGAATATCTCTTTCATAGTTGTAACCTCCAACTTATTTTGTATCTTATTCGTCAAGCCCCTCACCGCCTAACTGTCTGAACACATCAGAGAGCTTTTCGGATTGCTCAACCTTTGCGTCAACCTTGACAATGTATTCACCCGTCATTTTGTTGAGTGTATCAATCGCGCGAATACGGTCTGACGGGTCCTGCTCGGCACTCTTTGCAATGTCAGAGAGAGCAACCTGTCTGTCCTTAGCACTCATAATGCGTTCATCTTTGAGCTTGTCGGACAACTCTTTGATGTATTTTGAAACTCCAACATTCTCCAACAATTCATACGCTCTTGCGTTTGCGTAATTTTCTGAATATCCTGCCTGTATCGCACTCTGAACGGTGTTACCGCTCTGCGCATAATATTCCGCAAACTTCCTCTGTCTTGCATTTAATTTGTCTTTCACGGTATCACCGCCCTTTCGATTTTTCGATACAGCAAAACCGCCCTCAAGTGAGAGCGGTCTGCCGTTGTCTTGAAAATTAACTACAAAATATCTCTTGTTGTTGGCTTCTTCATTTTATATTATACTGCACCTAAACCGAAAAACCGAACAACTTTTACCAATGGTGGCGGTTGCACATAATTCTTATGTTGTCGGGGGTATTGATTCCGCCTGTATCGACTGCAATCTTCGCCCAGCTGTATCGCAGGCTAAGGTGCATAAATAAGCAGTTCTCGACAAAATCGTCACGAGATAGACTGTTGAGCGCTGCGTTTCGGCGGATTTCAAGGTTTTGTATCTCCCTCTGAATATCTGCAATCTGCACCACCGCATTGCCGACCTTGTCAGATGTTTGACCTGCACTCGGTAAATCCGACAGCTTAGGCGATGTATTGTCAGCCTCGGCGGCTATGCGTGCAATCTTAGCTTTTAACCTCGTAATTTCTCGGTTTATGTCTTTGATTTCTTTTGCGGTCATTCTTCTACCTCACTTTCAAGCCATTTTTTGACTGCATATACGCAATCTATTCTAAGATTGTTAGATGTACAATGCGGTGCATAAAAACTTTGATGTGAACAATGGTTGCAGTATGTAAAATGATTTTCACTTGCATCAAGCAACATTTCCGCCATATTCTCAACGCTCATTGACTTGATTTTCTCGTAATTAGTCATTGATTTTGCTCCAATCTAACTTCTGTCCACAATGGTAGCAGTAATTTAATATGCCTTTTCCTGTAAAAGCCTTTCCGCAGTTTGGACATTCATATGTCTGCACATAGCGGATTACCTGTTCATCAGATTCAATAGGCTTTCTCGGTTGACTCAAATTTAATATTTTTTCAAAATCGTTGTAATCTTCTTCGGTTTCGCATCTAATTTCAACGGTCTTATATGGCTGTTTAGCAAGTTCAAATTGTTTTGTATCTTCGTTAAAAATTAAGTCCATAGTTTTATTTCACTCCTTTCAGCAGTTCCGGATTGTCATAGATGTTGCCGATAGTAACGGAGCGTTCGCAAAAGAATAAATCTAAATCGTCAACCACATTAGAGCTTGCTTCTCTTACTACCCATTTTCCGCCAAACCACAGAACTTCATAATTAGTAAGTCCACCGTCTGTATCACAAAAACTACAAATATCGCCCTCAAAAATTTTCGTGCCATTCTTATCTTTCATTCCTGTGTACTGTCCGACTGTATCTGCGTAAACGGGATATTTTTCTACTGTAGGCTTTTGCTGATAAATCATTGCAAAATCACCCTCACCATTTTGTGGGAAAATACCGCCGTAAACCCAATTGCTTTTTATTTTTTCACCATTCAATCTGACTTTTTCGCCATATCTGCGAGTTTGACCTCTGAATAATATTTCTCTCATTTACTTTCACTCTCCTCAATAGGAATAGGCTGATTCCAGCATTCAATGTGGTTACTTTTTTGCGGATTCTCATTCGACCACTTTTGAACTATTTCGATAGCCTCTTCGGGATGATGCATTTCATAATCTACACAAAGCCTTCCTTTACCATTATTTTTTTTCGCTCAAAGGGCAGTTTGCACACTTAATTTTACAAACACCTGTGTTTGTTATTTTTGTCATCCTCTTTTTCTCAGCAAGATAATTTTCAGTTTTAAAGCAATCAATCATTTTCTTCACCTTCTTCGTTATTTTTAATAGGTTGATTCCAACATTTAATGCAGTTGCGGTCGTTTCTGCAATCATCTTTGCTCATAAATCCCAAGTGGAAAGGACAAATATCTTCAGGTATTTCGGTAGTAGTGAGTGGAACATTCGGAAAATGCTCCAATAATTCACTCAAATAAGTTTTCTGTGGGTGTTCGTCACTCCACTTTTGCATAATTGCGATTGCTTCTTCGGGATAACCTGTTTCAAAGTGTGAACACGAAATGCCTGTGCCATTATTTGAACTGCTCAAAGGGCAATCTACACAGTTAAGTTCGCATCCTCCGTCCTTCCGTTGTTTAGTCATTCTTCGCCACTCCGTCAAGTAATTTTCAGTTCTTGAACAATCAATCAATTTCTTTATCCTCCTTAAATTCTTCCAAGCCTTTCGAGTGCTGTATATTCTCCGTAGCTTAAGTGCGTTCCGTGTTGCTTATTATACAAATTGATTTTCTTGCATTTTTCTTCAAGTATATCGGGTTTATTGTAATTGCGTGCGGCTGTTTTTCTTAATTTGCTGTTTTTGATAATTTCTCTGTGCTGTTGTTTTCTCATTTCAACACCGCACTCGGTGCAGTATTTTTGATTTGCACTTCTTTTTTCAAATGCTTGCATACATAATTCGCAGATTGCCTATTGTTTCATTGTTTCATCTCCCTTACCTTTTCGCTTATTCTTTTAACAAATCCGTTCTCATTTGTTAATAGCTCTATCGTCTGCAACGCAAGGCTTAGCATTTCGTCTTTGGTTGCCGCCTGCTTGTACATCTTGCGAACGAGATCGGCGGATTTCTTTATATTGTCCTGTATTCTCGTACACAGTCTTAAATACTCCTCGCCCTCATCGTGGTACTGTCTGTACTCACTCTGCAATTCCTGTTGAAGTTTCAGGCAAGTAATCATATCCCAGCCTTTATGACGATTGTTGTAGCCTACCTTTGCAAGCTTTGAAAAGTATTTGTATTCGGCAGGCGGATAGTCGGTATAATCAAGCTGACCGTCAATAGCTTTATCCTCAAGCCTTGCAAACTCTGTTTTGTCTTTAAAATTTGGTTTCATATATTCCTCCCTGCGGAGGCTTGTGGTGGGTTGAAGCCATTTTTAAATAACCCTTTATATATATAATATTTTTTATTTTCTTATACGAAAGGTTATAAAATCCCTCAAACCCTCCTCAAGCCACCACACTAACATTCAGAACGAATAGAAATACCGGTGAAATAATTGTAATTTCTTCCCTTTATCTTTTCAAAACGTTTGGCAAGTTCGGTGCTGAACTTGGTATTTGACATACAATATTCGTTGTTGCTGTCTGCCCACGATGCATAGGCGGCATACAGCATACTCGCCTGTACAGTGCCCTCAAGAGTACATTTATCCTCGATAAAAGCAGAAATAACATCCATTTCACGCCTGTACTCTCTCACGCTCTTTAATACAGCGGCGGGCATTTGCAGGCCCTCTCTCTGCCACATCAGACAGCCGTCAATGCACCATTTAAAAATCCCTGTCATCTCCGCCTTTAGCTTATGCGTAAGGTTTTTATCTACCTTGTCCTCGGGTATCTGCACATCGAACGGTATCATATGTATTCTTCGCCAAATGCCTGTGTCTGTGCCTCTGATAATAGGTTTATGGTTTGTCGCCATCCATAATTTGAACTCGGGTTTAAACTCAAATTCCTCACTGTACAGCTTTCTTGCTGTTACCGTATCGTCACCTGTAAGCTGTTTTAAAAGTCCCTCATTCAGCCGCACACCCTCATTTGGCTCTACCGATGTAACAAGTCTTGCGCCCTTTAATCGAGCAATGTCGCTGTTTATGGCATTGCTCTGCGAGCTTTTCACCATAATGGTTTCGGGCTGAATATTCGCCGCATAATCTCCGAAAACATCTCTTATTACATCAATAAAAGTGCTCTTGCCGTTTCGACCTGTACCGTAAAGAAAAAATGCACATTGTTCCGCCGTTGAGCCTGTCAGACTGTAGCCTACCGCCTTTTGAATGTATCTGATTAAGTCCTTGTCGCCTGCAAAAATATCGTCAAGGAACGCAAGCCAACGAGGGCAGTCGGCAGCTTCGGCGCAATCGACCGAAGTAATCTTTGTAAAGTAATATTCGGGGTTATGTGCCTTTACATCGCCGTTTTTCAGATTAATAATTCCGCTTGGCGTGTTGAGTGCCATTTTGTATCTGTCCATTTGTATCGGCAAAATCGGAAGATGATGTTCAATTTCGTTGAGCATTGCTTTTTTTGACTTATTTGAACGGCTTGATTTCATATGCTTTTCAAATGCTTTCGCCATATCTCCGCCGCTCTCTTCATCAGCTTGCAAGTAAAGCTTTGCCTCGGCTTTCATAGCCTCAACGCTCTTGTCTGCCATTCTTAACACAACGCCGATATTGTCAATGCACCATTTCATCGAATTATAAAAATACCATTTCTTTTCCGTATAGCAGTAGCGGACATTCTCGCCAAACAGGTCAACAAACCTATTTGCGTTGCCCATATCGTCAAATGTATATGCACGCATTTTTTCTTCATCAACAGTCTGAATAATCTTGCCGTTGCCTATTGAAATTGAATAATCGTTTTGTTTTTTAGGGTTATAGGTCTGACTGCAACCGGATATTGCTTTCTGCAAAGTGATTACTCCGTATGTAGTGCCTGACTGCTTTCTGTCCCACTTGTCACGCATTAAACCCGACTGTCTGAAAATTGAATCCATTTTGTCGGCATCGCAGCCGCACCAAAAGGCAAGCATATTACAAAATGCCATATCCGCCTCGCTCTGCGATGAGTAAGCCGAAAAGTCACCGCTGTACAGAGCCTTAAAAAGACTGCCGTTCTTAGCGTTGCAGGCGGCTCTGACAATGTCATCAACGGAATTTAAATTGACCGTAATATTCTGCCTGTTCGGCTTAGGCTCTGCCGTCTTGCCGAGATATTTGGAGTGCAACGGCTTAACACTCTCGGTACAATCGTTGATGTATCCGTATTCCGAGCAGTAGTTTCCTGTCACAACGAAAAATCTGCCGTTCTCGTACATTTCAAAACCGCCCGAATCATTCTTTGCCTTTCTTCTGCCCTCGGGAAGAGTTCCCTTGCAGATTATATGAACGCCTGTTTTGCTCTGCGAAAATTCTGTGTAGCTCTGCAAAGTGTTCACAAACTCGCTGATTATGTTGTCAGTTCCGCCGTTTTGGTAATCCTGAATGTCATTCGGCATATCGTCAAGGTCAACACCGAAAAACGGCGAATTTGAGAACATAAAGCCTATGCCCGAATATTTGGCGGATTCTCTGACTGCCGTTTCAAAATCCGACCAAGTGTCCGAGTTATTCGGCATTGCAAAGCCACCCGTTCTTGGATTTATCGGCTTCTTAGAAATGCCGCTGTGCGACTTCGGATCAGGGTATGCCTGCCAACACACCCAATTTTTATAGCCTTTTAATTCCTGCGGAATTGCACTGTATTTATCGTTAAAATTTGTAAATCCCATATTTTATACCTCCTTATGGATTTCATATGTACCGACTTAAAATTCAAAAGTTGCATAAATTAGTGCAATTTCCGTAAAAATTTTCTGAATTAAAACGGTAAATCATCATCAAGCGGCATATCCGTAAAGCCTTGATTTGTCGGCTGTGCAGATGCATAGCTTTGCTGTGGCTGTGCATAGGCTGTAGCTGTATTGGTTGTCGTCTGCTTTGGAATATGCTTTACAGTCGGATATTTTGTAGGATTTCTCCAGCTTACTCGCTCCTGTGTTTTTCCGTTGTATTCTTCGTGCTTTATAGTTACACGCATCGGCTTATTGACAAGCTCACCGCAGAACTGCTCAAGGCTGTCGTACTCCTTGCCATCGGGAAGTCCTGCCGCCTTGCCGAGTGCCATAATCTGACCATAGCTGTATCCCTTGACCTGCAAGTCTGCGTTTGTAGGCTCTTTCTTCTTCCACAATGTATCAAATATATATCCATTTTTATAGTTCTGCTCAACATCATTTCGGATTACCATTGAGATGTTCAGATTTTCTTTGCCATTCTTTGTTACTCTCTCCTCAACCTTAGCTATAAGGCACTCGTAATCACCTTCAGGCTTGATTGAGCTGCCCTGTGTTGCTTCGTTCCAGTTTGATTTAAAACCCATGATTATTCCTCCAAAATTAATTTAATTGCTTCATTGGCACTTCTGCATATTCCTGCTACCGCACCGTTAAATTTCATCATCTGTAAAAAGTTATGCTGCTTTTCAGTTGCTCTGCCTTTTGCTGTTTTAACCTCAATGAATACCGCCTTGCCGTCTGATTTTCTGACACCGAATAAATCAGAAAACCCCGGTGGTACACCTGTGCTGAAATATCGTCCGTCCTTTGTGTAACCCTGTCCGACATTGATACGAAAAATATCGCAGTACGGTGCAATTGCAAGGCGGATTTCATTCTGTATAGCGTGTTCTTCTGTCAAGCTATCAATCCTCTCTTTCGTGCTTGATAATACGCCCAGCCGGGCTTATAGCCGTGTGTTTTTGCGTAAACGAGTAAATCGTTGTAGCTGCTGCAATCAGATGGTGAACTGAAATCGAGCTTAAAGCCCTCAACCTTTATAAGCTCTGCGGCAGTATCAAAATCAACCTTTCGCTCTGCTGTCGGAAATTCATATCCGCATCGAGGGCATACGGCTTTCTGCCCCGGTGGTGGTGCAGAGAATGTAAAAAAACACTCGGGGCATTGCTTGACCTTTGTTGCCTGCTCGTCTTCAAGCTTTTTAACACTCTTTTTCTCTCGTTTTTCAAGTGACCACACTCTGTCATCGTCAGGCATTCCGTGTCTTGCATAGTTGCCCACATGGTCAATGATTACCGCCCTTTTGTTCGGTCTGTATCGCATACATCGCATTGACTGCTGAATGTAAAGCGTAAGGCTGTGAGTAGGTCGGAGCAGAATTGTACATTCGCAGTCGGGCACATCAAAGCCCTCTGAAATCAAATCCACATTGCAAAGAATTGTAATTTTTCCGCTGCGAAACTCGTTTATAATCTGTTCTCTCTGTACCTTCGGAGTTGCTCCGTCAATATGCTTTGCAGGAATGCCTGCCTCACAAAAAGCCTGTGCCGTTGCTTGACTATGCTTAACCGTTGAACAATAGCACACCGCTTTTTTGCCGTCTGCAAGCTGTCTGTAATACTTGATTACATCTCCGAAAACTGTATTTTTAGTCATTGCTTTTTCTATCTCGGAGGCGACATATTCGCCCATTTTGGTGTGCAGTCCTGTAAGGTCGGCAACACTCGGAGCATAGTAATCATATGGGGCAAGGCAGTTATGCTCAATGAGCCACTTGGTACTTACTCCTACAATCAGCTTATCGTTGACATCACCCAAGCCGTCACCGTTTAGACGGATAGGTGTTGCGGTGACGCCAACCCTCGGCACATCTGAAAAATATTCATAAATGCGTTTGTAGCTTTGTGCAAGGCTGTGATGATTTTCGTCCGTAATGATTAACGCAGGCTTAGGAAGTTTTTTAAGCCTGCGTGTAAAGGTTTGTACCATACCAATCTGACATAAATCCATAAGCACACCCCAGCGGACAAAGGTTCTGAATATTTGGTCAACAAGCTCTCTCCTGTGAACAAGGAACAGCACCCGTTTACCGTTCCAAGTTGTTCGTCTTGCAATTTCTGCGACAATGCAGGACTTTCCGCCACCGCACCCAAGGACAATGCAAGGAGCTTTGTAACCCTCTCGCCAAGCCTGCCTTACTTGCTCCACAAGGTCATTCTGATACGGTCGAAGCTGCATTTCCGGCACCCTCTCTCTGCTTTTCCTGTTTCTTCTGCTTTATCAGCTTTGCGACACACTGCATACAGAGCTGTCTGCCGTAGTTTTTGGTCGTGCCGTCAATGATTTGCTGAACGGAACGGTTATTGCAAGCCATAATAACATCACCGCAATCGGTACATCTCGGAAGTTCAACACCCTTTGAAAGCCATTCGCCAAGCTGTTTACCGAGTTCGGGTGTAATTATGCCTGTCCAGCTATCAAGAAATGTTGTGTCCTTTGAAAGACTTGTATTGTGGGCACGGTCAAGCTGAAAGCACATATCAAATTCATATTCCGTATTTTCTCTCTGAACAGGTGCAAGTCCGATTTTGACGGGTACGGTTTTGCCCCTGTCATTTACTTCCATTGCGTATGCCATTTTTGCACGCATTGTAATAATTGTGTGGCAATCGACCGAGAGAATTGTATTCACAAGATTGTTCTGAATCTTGCCCGCCTCATCCCAAGCTGTATAATCGTTTTTTCCTCTTTGCTGAGCAATTTGCGATTTAATATCAAGCACACCGCCTTCGTTGTCCCAACAATGCGAAAAACTGTCAATAATAACCGCACCGTCAGAGCCTACAATTTCAGCCGCCGACTTTACATATTCAATGTACTTATCAGGTGTATACGGCGGTGTCATTGAGGCATAGAGAAACTTACCCGTATTAAGGTCTGTTCTGTCGGCATAAAAGCGACCTCTTTCATGTTCTGTATCAATCAAAGCAACCTTTGCCCAATCGCCTGTAATGCCGTATGCAAGATACAGACTTGACAATGTTTTTCCACTGCCTGACGGACCTGTTACAGCAATTCGTGCCTTTGATTTTGCTCTTGTTACCTCTGAAAAATCAATCATCTGTAACACCTCACTTAATATTCAATGACTGCTTTGATTCCATATGTACAAATGGGATTTTCTCGCCTTTTTTGCACAACGCTTTGACATCATTCTTCTTGATTGACGGCATTTCGTACTTGAGCAGGTTATCGTTATTCTTCTGTGCCCAATTTACAAATTTAATTTCATCGTCCACAACAAGGCTTGGTGCATTGTTTCGGATTGCTACGACCGCTTTTGGCATATCAACCTTATTCCTGCCTATTGCTTTCATCGAATTGAATAAATATGTTTCAAGGCTTTTTACCTGTCGCTCTTTCTGCGACTGCCTCTTAGCAATTGCAGATTTCTCAAACTTGAGTATATTAGCCTCTGCTTTAAGCTGTTTGATGTAGACTGCAATGCTTTCTGCTTTCTCGTCAAATTCGCCCTCAATGCCCTCGAGTGTATCAAACCACGCTGTAAGCATTTTTTCTTTGTATGCCTCAACATCTTCGATAATATCGCCGTTGCCGTCAATCGGCTGACCGTCTGCGTCAGTATCGGGCTCATATTCGTTTATGTCTTCAAATTGGCTGAATAATTCAGCAAAGCTTTCCGTAAGCTCATAAAGCTTCATTGTTGCTCCCCCTTAAAGATTTATGTTTTGTGTGGCAAGTGCTTCTATTAAATGTTCAACCTTGCCCTTGAAAAATTCCTTGTCCTGTGACTGCTTGGCGAAATCGAGCATACGGATAAAGCTGTCATATGCAATCGAAAAATATGCCTTAAAGACATCCTTGTCATCTGATGTACCGTCAACAGTCTGAACATTTTTCAGCCTTTCTTCATACTCCTCTTTCTGTCTGCGAAGAGCCTCTTGCTTTTCGTCCTCAAGCTGTTTTCTTACGATTTTTTCGTTCTCACGATATTCTGCTTCGAGTTCGTCATTGCGTTTGATGTTCTCACGCTCAAGTGCTCTGATGGTTTCGTTCAGTCTGCGCTCATTATCGCTCGGCTCTGCAACGGCAACCTCAATAGGGCGGCTTTCAAGCTCCTGAACTTTATTCGTCAGCTTGAAATTTTTGTTCTTTTCCTCTGCAAGCTGATTTTCAATATTGCGATAGCTTTCTTTTGAAGTGTCCGCCTGCTGCTTGTAATAGTCTGCGTCTTTCTTAGCGTTATTGAGCTGTCTGCAATAGTCAATGCTCTTGTCGGTTGCCTCCTGCTTTTCGCCTTTCAGCCTGTCAATCTCTGCCTTTAACTGCTTAACCGTTGTGTTTTCAATGTCAAGCTTTTCGGCGATTTCAGCCTGTTCGGGTTCGCTTATTGTGGCGAGAAGTGATAGCTTTGTCATTCCGATTTGTGCAATCGATTGCACATTTTCAGCGTTTATTTTTTCTACAATAGAAATATAGTTATAAACATTTCTGCGTTTCATACCTACTTCATTCTCGCAGTAATCCTCAAAATTCGGATAGCCAAGCTCCTTATACAGCTTGTTGTCACGCATAGTCTTGAGTCCGTTGCACATATCCCATATGTTCTGCTGTGCAAGGTTTGCACTTACAAGAATTTTCTGATGCAGTTCAATGGCCTGCTGTTTCTGTGCCGTTATTTCATTCATTGTTATTACCTCTTGATTTTTTATAAAATTAAGGATATAATAATGTTGATTGATTTCATATTATATCCTTGAACCGTTGAAAGCATTGCCGTGCTGTCAGCGGTTTTCTTCTTTGTAGTCAACATTGATATAATCAAGCACCCTTGCCCAGCCGTATCTTTCGGCTGTTTTATCGTCTGTACAGCAGTTATACATCCAGTGCTCCCACTCTTTTGGGTTTCGCTCTTTGAGCAAGTCAAATCTATGTGGCCTTTTTTCAAGTTGAATACCAAATCCACACATAGAGCAGCCTGTTCGCTGTGCTTTTGTTGTATACAGAGTACCATCATCTTTGCGCTCAATCGTTCCGTAAATTTCAGGAACAGGTACTTCAAGCTCAAGCGCAAGTTGTAGAATATCCTGCCTGTTAAAAATAGCAAATGGAGCTGATCGCACCGTTGTCTTGCCAAAATAGTTACACCCATTAATCATAAGCGACTTTGCTCTTCTACCACCCTCAGACGCCATAAGTCCCAAATATGGCACACTGTTATGTTCTTTCGCCCAATCGTCGCAAGGTTTTTCTTTTAAATAGTAGCAGCATTTCGATGAAACTTTAAAATCCGGTATGCCATAATTCACGCCCTCATTTTCGTTCTCATAACCACCGAACTTTTCAAGCCACTTTTGCGACATTTTCATACGTGTGTTTTTCCTATAACCGCCAAACTCTCCCGTTTCACCTGTTATTATTGCGTGCCTTACTGTTTTATTTTTCTCGGTCGGATGTTGCAGAGTTTCAATCTTACCTGCAATCTCTTTTGACAGTACAGGAAATCCAAACTCCTGCAATATCTCAGGCTTTTTCCATCTATGCTCCGTTCCGTTTTCGTCCACATATCTTACAGCTGACTTTAAGCGCTCAATTCCTAACTGTTTATGTACTCTCTGAATGCTCACATCTTCAAGATAAGAGACGCTGATTCCCGGTGCGTGGATTCCGATTGATTTTAAAAAGATAAATAATGTAATACTGTCAAGTCCGCCTACGCTCACATGAACATTTAAATCACGCTTTGCAGCCTCGTTATAAAACTCCCATGCTCTTATATATGCATATCTTTTCTTGAACTCATAATCTTGTTTTTGCTTAACTTTAAAATCAGCAATCTTCTTCTCAGCACCAATTCTGTTAAGTCTTTCCATTATATTCTCTGCCATCCGTTACACCTCCTCCCCGAAAACATCATATGCATACATACTGTTAATGCGTTGTCTAAGCCTTGCGTTTTCGTTTTTGTAACCGCTGATTGCGTCATTCTTAATGCTAAGGTCAAGTCTTGCGTTCTCAAGCTCAATCTGTAGGTGCCTGACTAAGCTATGTAAGTGCTTGTTCTCATCCTTAAGACTGCGTTTTGTTTTAATGTGTCTAAGTGCCACTGATTATGCCTCCTTTCCTATGCTGTTTTCTGTGTGTCGGCAAGTGCTTGAGCGCTCATTCATCAGGCACCACTCTTGCTTTGAAAAGACTCTGAACAGGTATATCAAATTTTTTAGCAAGTCTTGATAACTCTTCTACCGTGAAAGTGCCCGGATCTTTAATTCTTTTTCGGTATGTGCCCTCCGAGCAGTGTGCCACAAGTGCCTGCCCTTCGCGGTCAATACTTCTGATTTCAGCTTCATATTGTATATTAGCAATCAGTTGTCTTTTCATTTTATCCTCGGGTTTTGCTAATTTTCTCGGCATTTTTTCTCACCCTTTCTTTTGTGTGTGGTATGGGGTTATGCTGTTTTCTGCTGTGCACCGAGCAAGAACGCTGTTGCTGCTATATAAGCTTTTTCTTTCTGTTCTGTTGTTGCGTTTTTCAAGAGTTCCTCATACAAGCATTTAACATCCTGTCGCTCTGTTTCTCTCTTGATAGTTTTGTCCGTGTAAATCATTATGTCACCTCCTTGCTGGTCTGTAAACCCATTATACACCTGAAAATACGGCTTGTCAACCCTGTTTTTACAAAAAAGATTTTGTTTTTAGGGTTGACAAGCCATTAAATACCGTATATAATGAATACATCAGATAAATTCTACAGCGAGGTGATATATAAAATGAGCATAAGCGAGCGTTTTAAAACTCTGCGAAAAGTGAAAAAACTCTCACAAACCGAGTTTGGAGAGCGTGTTGGAGTTTCGAGAAGTGTCATCAAGAACATTGAAAATGAACTTGTTGAACCTAAAGAATTATTTATCAAACAAGTTTGCAAAGAATACCATGTAAACTTTATGTGGCTTACTGAAGGTGTAGGAGATATGTTCTCGGACGATGAAGACTACATACTTGATAAGCTATCGGAAGAATATAATCTTGATGAACTTGACAAAAAGATTATTGAAGTTTATCTAAAGCTAAACCACGAGGATAAGATGATATTTAAAAATTTTCTTAAAGATGTTTTTGACAAAAACAAATAAAAAGAGAGGCGATTAGCCACCTCTCACGAATATTCTATTAATGATTTTGTAAATTTTCTTTAAAGTTTTTTCATCGTCGATTTTCTTTATTAATTCGATTATGTATTTTTTATAATCCATATAGAATCACCCCAAAGCTTTGTATTTTTTCTTTACACATTCATTATAGAACATTTGTTCTGATTATTCAAGCGCTATTTGCAAGAAATTTTTAACTGTCCAAAAAACAGGACTTTGCTCTGTATTTTTGGCAAAGCCGTAGGATTTTACAGTAACATTTATTAGAATAAAAAATCCGCCCTAAAATAGGAAATCAATTTCCCATTTTGGGGTGATAAAGCGAAAATGTCCACTCGAATGGACAAAACAAATTCTGAAAATGTGCAAACGTTTGCACAAATTGGAATGATAAAGCGAAAATGTTTACTCGAGTAAACATTTTGCAGTGTGTCGGGTTGTGTCGGGTTGACGGGTTTTTATAACCTTTCGTATAAGAAAAATATAAATATATTTATATATAAAGGGTTATTGTAAAATGGCGAAAACCCGACACAACCCGACACACATAAGCAATAAAAAATCCGCCCTACCCTGCGCCAACAGGATAGAGCGGAAACCATTACACACAGGGTGCAACGGTGCAGTTAAACGCAATATAATTGTACCATAATCCCTTGTGTTTTTCAAGTTTATCTAATAAAAACACAAGGGATTTTTGCACCCTTTTTTAAACAAAAGGAGTGTTTTATATGGCAAAAGCAAAAAAACTTAAGTCAGGGAACTGGCGTGTTTTAGTTCCCGATTACAAGGACAAAAGCGGCAAGTGGCACTACAAGTCATTTACCGCAGCAACAAAGAAAGAAGCAGAATATGCCGCTGCAGAATTTACACACAACAGAGAAAGTCAAAAACTTTCGTACAGCAACATCACGCTTGAACAAGCGTATCGCAGATATATTGATTGTAAGTCTTCAGTTCTTTCCTCGTCAACAGTTGACGGATACGAAAAGAACCTGAGAAACGATTTTAAAGCACTTATGCCGATGAAGCTCGATAACATCACGCAGGAGCATATTCAGCTGGCGGTCAACGAAATGTCCGCTAAATACTCACCCAAGACTGTGAGAAACTCACACGGGCTGCTTTCAGCAGTTCTCAAAGCGTATCGCCCCGGATTTATAATAACAACAAGACTTCCGCAGAAGGTTGAACCCAAATATATAATACCGACAACTGCTGAAATCAATACGCTGCTTGATAACGCAAATGACTTTATCAGAGTGCCTATATTACTCGCAAGCTCGGGCAGTCTTCGCCGTTCTGAAATTTGTGCTTTAACTCTTGACGATATCACAGATCTGGGCATCAATGTTACCAAAGCGGCAGTCTACGACAAAAATAATAATATAGTTGTGAAGCCACCGAAAACAAGCGCAGGCAACAGATTTGTTCCGCTTTCCTCTCACATTCTGAACGAAGTGAGAGAGTGGAAATATTTCGGTTGTTCGCCTGCTGCCCTGTATGGTCAGTTTCGCAGACTTGTTGAAAAATGTGATGTACCTCATATAACTTTTCACAAGCTCCGACATTATTTCGCCTCAGAGCTTCACGCAAGAGGCATTCCTGACAAGCACATAGCGCAAGTGGGCGGCTGGCGGTCAATAAGTATTCTTCAAAATATCTATCAACATACACTAAGAGATAAACAAGTTGAGATGAACAACAAAATCATAGACATTTTTGCAAATAATTTTTCAGAAGAAAGTCATTCACAAAAACAAGCATAATTCGTATTAATTTCGTGTTGGATTTCGTGTTGGATTTTAAAACAAAATAGTGACTTTTAACACAAAATAACGCATTTTAAAATAAAATATTGATTATCAAAAATCAGCAAATAAGCCGATAAATGCTATATGTGGCTTGTTTGCTGATTTTTTTTATTTGGTGGAGATGAGGGGAATCGAACCCCTG